ACTATGATGTCCCCGACCAGTTCTACCCTGTCGGTGATGTCGAAGCCATCGAACCTTTGCAACGGGAACTGAACGCTACCCGTACTCAGATGATGAATCATCGCAAGAAGTACGCCCGCAAGTATTTGTTCCGTGAAACTAGTCTGGATTCCAATGGCCGTGCGGCCATGGAATCTGACGAGGACAATGTGATGGTTCCTGTCATTGGTGATGCTCCTCTGGCAGATGTCGTTCAGCCGTTCCCCGCTTTGATTAACCCGCCTGAGTTCTACAATCAGTCGTCCATGATTGAGCAGGATATTAACACCATTAGCGGTGTGGCCGAGTTCATGCGTGGGTCTGTGTCTGAGATTCGCCGTACTGCCACCGAAGTAGGACTGCTTCAGGATGCGGCTAATGCCCGTACTGCGGACAAGTTGGCGACCGTGGAGGCGGCTATCGCCGCCATCGGTCGCAAGTTGCTGGCCCTTAGTCAGCAGTTCTTGACTGGCACTCAGGTTGCACGGATCATTGGTCGTGACGGGGAACCGATTTGGATTACCTATGATCGTGACTACATTGCTGGAGAGTTCGACTTTGAGGTTGTGGGTGGTTCCACGATGCCGAACAACGAATCCGCTAGGCGTGCTCAGGCCGCCGAACTGGTGGCGGCCATGATGCCGTTCGCTCAGGCTGGTGTGGTGGACATGACCAAGTTGGCCGCCTATGTGCTTCAGAATGGTTTCAATGTTAAGAACCCTGAAGCGTTCTTTATTCAGCAACCATCTGTCGAACCAGAACAAGAACAACAAGCACCTCCTATGGGTGGGATGCCGCCAGGTATGCCACCTGAAATGATGGGCGGAATGCCCCCAATGGGGCCACCACCTATGGGTGGAGGCCCTGGAGATGTTCCGTTAGACCCAGAACTGTTGGAGTTGTTGATGGCTCAGCAGTTACCTGCTGGCCCTGGGGTACCTATGGGGGAATCTATTCCTCCTGAGTTGTTGGCCATGTTGATGGCCGCTGGTGGTGCGATGCCGAATGTGGCTGGCGTACCGCCGCAAGTTCTGGAGGGTTTATCCCCTCTGGATCAGCCCTTGATCTAACTAGGGCCGAACGATATACCTACTAGTAGAGCAACCTTTATGGACTCTAGTTTGGAGTAATACTGTGGAAAACACAAATGCCGTTGAATCTGCCCCTACTGAGGTGGGACAAGCAGGAGGATCGGAAGTTGGGTCGGCTCCCGAAGCAAGTGCCCCTAGTTACGAGTATGTGAATGTTGACGAGATTGGCGACCGCTATGTCAAAGTCAAGGTTGACGGACAAGAACTGGATGTACCTGTCAAGGAAGCCCTTAGCGGATACCAGCGTCAGGCGGATTATACCCGCAAGACGCAGGAATTGGCGGCCCAGCGTGAAAGCCTACAATATGCGGCAACTTTGGCTGAAGCCCTACAGGCTGATCCCCAAGGGACATTGGATTTGTTGTCTAGGCATTTCGGAGCGGCACCTGCCGCCAACCAGATGCCTAGTGAAGATTTCGAGTTGATGGACCCGATTGAGCGTCAGGTCTATGAACTGAATCAGAAGGTCCAAACCTTTGAGCAGGCTCAGGCACAGCAGGAGTTGGAGCGAGAAATCAATAGGCTAAGTAGCAAGTATCAGGATTTCAATGCGAGCGAGGTTATCAACCACGCTCTGCGAACTGGAGTAACTGATTTGGAAGCGGCATACAAACAGGTTGCGTATGATCGTCTTGCCCAAGAGGTTGCGGCCATTCGTGGGGCACAACAGGTTGTGGCCTCCAAGGAACAGGAAATCATTGATGCTAAACGGAACGCAGGTTTCGTTTCTGGCGGCGTTGCCGCCAATGGTGCTACCGAACCTGTTGGTCGCATCACATCTGTGGCGGATGCGTGGCTGGCCGCCAAACGACAGCATGGGATGTAACAACCCACCTTATAACACCAACTGGAGGAATCCATGAGTAACCCTAACTTTGATCAACTGTTGGCAACTACGCTTGCCAACTATCGTGACCAACTGACCGACAACATTTTCACGGCTCGTCCGTTGACCTACTTCCTCATGGACAAGGGTCGCATCCGTATGTTGGATGGCGGTACGAAGATCGTGGAACCCCTCATCTACGGAACGAACAGCACCGTGTCGTCCTACTCGGGCTACGACACCATCTCGCTGACCGCCCAGGATGGCATCACGGCTGCCGAATACGACTGGAAGCAGTACGCTGCATCTATCGCCATCAGCGGTATCGAAGAGGCAAAGAACAACGGCGAAGCCGCCATCCTGAACCTGCTTGAGGCGAAGGTCATGCAGGCTGAAGAGTCCATGCGTGAAGGCTTCAACCAGATGTTTTTCGCTGATGGTACTGGCAACAGTGGCAAGGACTGGAACGGTCTTGGCAACCTGGTGGAAGCATCGGGTACTGTTGGTGGAATCAACCGTGCGACCGCAGGTAACGAATACTGGCGCTCCTATGAGGAGAACACTGCTGGTGCGCTTACGCTTGCTCAGATGGCTACGGCTTACAACACCGTGTCGGTTGGTAACGATCATCCCGACATGATCCTCACTACGCAGACTCTGTTCGAGAAGTACGAGTCCTTGTTGACGCCCCAGTTGCGGTACACTGATACCAAGACTGCTGACGCAGGATTCCAGAACCTTCTGTTCAAGGCTGCGCCCGTTGCCTACGATGTGCATTGCACCGCTGGTGTCATGTATTTCCTCAATAGCAAGTACCTGACCCTCGTTGGTCATAGTGGCAAGTGGTTCTCTCAGACCGAATTCGTTCGTCCCGAGAACCTGGATGCTAAGTATGCTTTGATTATGTGCTACGGCAACCTCACTTGCCGTAACGCCAAGAAGCAGGGTAAGTTGACGGCTAAGACTGCCTAGTGTAGTCGATGGTGGGTGGCTCCAATTGGAGCCACCCACCTAACCGTCTAGTTAAAGAAACGATTGGAGCATAATGGCACGGAATCCCGTTAAGCCAAAAGATAATCCGAAATTTGCTGGGGCGCCAGTTAGGAATAAACCGAAGCCGCCAGCAATGCCACAGAACAAGAATCTGACACCACCTAACGCCACTGGCATTAAGGCAACTAAGCCGAAGGCGAAGAAGGCGGCTGGTCGTGTGAGTGCAGGAAGTGGCAAGAACGGTCTGTATTGGTGATCTACACTAGTACCCTTTAGTTACCATCCCCACCCGTTTGTGCGGGATGGGGATGTTTTATTGATACGAGGTTTTATGAACAACTCAGCACCCGCACATTCTTACTACGGTAGACCCCAAGGCGACTATAGATTGGCGCACATTGAGGGGGCTAGATTGGCTACTGCCAGCGCACCGTATGTGGGTCGAGGCAACAAGTGTTCTGGGAACGAGGATACCTGTGAGGGTATGCGAGCCAAAGGCACCGAGTTTTGTATGGGTCATCTGAGAAAGATGGCGAAGGAAAGCGTCACTAAGGCACCTAGCGAGGAGGTGGTTGTTGATGGCTCAGACGAGGATGACTCTGAATGATATTGTCACGAAGGTTCGTGAGGTAACGGAACTGGATTCAACCGATGTTCCTACATCGGTTATCACCATGTATGTCCGTGATGGCTACAATAGGATCATTGATCTGGAACGTCGATGGACGTTCCTGGAAACCAAGTTCTCTATGACGACCACGCCTAATGTGGGCGAATACACGATCAACGACTTCACTACGGACGATATCCGCGAGGTCATTTCGATTGTAGATGACGAGGGTACTAGGTTGGAGTTCATCTCGTATGATGAGGCCGAGGATTTGTTCCTTGATGTGACGACCCCGATCAAGCGTCCGATCATGTATTCGATGTGGGCTGGGAAGATTTACTTGTTTCCAAAGCCGAATGCCGCTTACACGGCGACGGTACGAGCATACCGTTATCCTGAGGATTGGGTGACGAACAACGCTATCGTGGACGGTCCCGCCGCATTCGACATCCCACTAGTCTATTATGCTACTAGCCGTATCTACCAGGCGCAAGAGGAACTTCAGACTGCGATGCGTTACGAACAGTCCTTCAGCGATGCCATCAGTATGGCACGCCGAGACCTGACTAGACCTCCTAGCAATTCGCCTGTTGTGTTTGCTGGTGGTTCGAAGAAGCGGTTGATGCGAGGAACTGACTG